CCCCCAGGCGCGGTTACCACCCCTCCAGAATCTTCATTCACTCAACCCGCCCGGCGGCAACGCTCGGCGGGTTTTGCTTTTGGGACTTCCACTTTGAACACACTCAACGTCGAGTACCGCAAGGTCGAGGCGCTGATTCCCTACGCCCGCAATCCGCGCACGCACGCCGAAAGCCAGATCGCCAAGATCGCGGCCAGCATCGTCGAGTACGGCTGGACGAACCCGATCCTCGTCGACGGCGACAACGGCATCATCGCCGGGCACGGGCGTCTGGCCGCTGCCCGCAAGCTGGGGCTGGATCAGGTGCCGGTGATCGAACTGGCCCATCTGACCGTCGCGCAGAAGCGCGCGCTGGTGATCGCCGACAACCGGCTGGCGCTCGATGCGGGCTGGGACGAGGAGATGCTGGCGCTGGAGATGGCCGACCTGTCCGAGGCCGGGTACGACCTTGCCCTGACCGGTTTCGAGGATGCTGAGATTGAGGCGCTGCTCACGGGTGAGGTGACCGACGCCGGTACCGACCCGGAGCCTGATGCCGACGAACCGGATACGGCGGACGACGTACCGGATGCCCCTGTCGTGGCGGTGTCCCGTCCCGGCGATGTCTGGGCCATCGGGTCGCACCGGCTGATCTGTGGCGATGCCACCGACCGGGCCGTGGTCGCTGCGCTGATGGACGGCGGCACGGCAAGGCTGTGTTTCACCTCGCCGCCCTACGGCAACCAGCGCGACTACACCTCGGGCGGCATCACCGATTGGGATGGTCTGATGCGCGGCGTGTTCGCGCACCTGCCGATGGCGGCCGATGGTCAGGTGCTGGTCAACCTGGGCCTGATCCACCGCGACAACGAGGTGATCCCGTATTGGGACGGCTGGTTATCCTGGATGCGTCAACAAGGTTGGCGGCGCTTCGCGTGGTACGTCTGGGATCAGGGTCCAGGGATGCCCGGCGACTGGGCAGGACGCTTCGCCCCGAGCTTCGAGTTCGTTTTCCACTTCAACCGCGAAAGCCGCAAGCCGAACAAGATCGTGCCCTGCAAGCACGCCGGGCAGGAATCACACCTGCGCGCCGATGGTTCGTCCACGGCAATGCGCGGTAAGGATGGCGAGGTGGGCGGCTGGACGCACAAGGGGCTGCCCACGCAAGACACCCGCATCCCCGACTCTGTGATCCGCGTGATGCGCCACAAGGGCAAGATCGGCCAGGACATCGACCACCCGGCCGTGTTTCCGGTGGCGCTGCCCGAGTTCGTCATCGAGGCTTATACGGATGCGGGCGACATCGTGTTCGAACCCTTTGGCGGCAGCGGCACAACGATGCTGGCTGCCGAGCGAACGGGCCGCATCTGCCGCAGTGTGGAAATCGCTCCGGAGTACGTGGACGTCGCCATCAAACGCTTCCAGCAGAACCACCCCGGCGTGCCGGTCACCTTGATCGCCACCGGCCAGTCCTTCGGGCAGGTGGCTGCTGAGCGCGCCACCACCCTGGATGCCGAGGTGATCGCATGAACTGGCTGGCCGACAAGATCGAACAGTGGCCTACCGCCAAGCTGCTGCCCTACGCCCGCAACGCGCGCACCCATTCCGAAGACCAGGTAGCGCAGATCGCTGCCAGCATCGCGGAGTTTGGATTCACCAATCCGATCCTGGCCGGGAGTGACGGCGTGATCGTCGCCGGGCACGGACGACTGGCCGCAGCGCAGAAGCTCGGGCTGGAGCGGGTGCCTGTCGTGGTGCTCGACCATCTGAGCCAGACGCAGCGCCGGGCCTTGGTCATTGCGGACAACCGCATCGCCGAGAACGCGGGCTGGGACGACGCGATGCTGCGGATCGAACTGGAAGCCTTGCAGCTCGATGGTTTCGATCTGGACATCACCGGCTTTGACGCCGACGCACTGGCCGAACTGATCGCGGGCGACGAGCCGGACAACGAGGGGCAGACCGATGAGGATGCGGTGCCGGAGATTGGCGAGACGCCGATCTCGCGCCCGGGCGATGTCTGGGTGCTGGGCCCACACCGGCTGCTGTGCGGCGATGCCACCGTGGCTGCAAGCTACGAGGCCTTGCTGCAAGGCGAGCCGGTCGACATGGTCTTCACAGACCCGCCGTACAACGTGAACTACGCCAACAGCGCCAAAGACAAGATGCGCGGCAAGGATCGCGCGATCCTGAACGACAACCTGGGTGACGGCTTCTACGACTTCCTGCTGGCCGCGCTGACTCCGACCGTCGCCCATTGCCGGGGCGGTATCTACGTGGCGATGTCCTCCAGCGAACTGGATGTGCTGCAGGCCGCCTTCCGCGCCGCCGGTGGCAAATGGTCGACCTTCATCATCTGGGCCAAGAACACCTTCACCCTGGGGCGCGCCGACTACCAGCGCCAGTACGAGCCGATCCTCTACGGATGGCCCGAGGGTGCGACACGCCACTGGTGTGGTGACCGCGACCAGGGGGATGTCTGGAACATCAAGAAGCCGCAGAAGAACGACTTGCACCCGACGATGAAGCCGGTGGAGTTGGTCGAGCGCGCGATCCGCAATTCGAGCCGCCCTGGCAACGTGGTTCTCGACCCGTTCGGTGGCTCTGGAACGACGCTGATCGCCGCCGAGAAGTCAGGCCGCATTGCGCGTCTGATCGAACTCGACCCCAAGTACGTCGACGTGATCGTGCGCCGGTGGGAGGAGTTCACCGGCAAGCAGGCCACCCGCGAGGCGGATGGCGCGGTGCTCGATCAGGCTGCCAGCGACTCCTCGACGATCTCGCAGTGAAACACAAAGCCCGTCAGGTATGGCAGGCCGCGCGGGATGCCGTATTGCTTGCTGGTTTGGCGGCCAATCGTCCAGCCCATCCAACGCTGGGTGGCTGCGTTGATCGCGTCCGCCAGGGCCTTGCCCTCGTAAAGCCCGTTCTGGACGTCGTCGGCAAAGTGGCGACCGTGGCGGCTGTCGAGGAAGGCCCGAACCGATTCGAGCGGCTGGCTGGTGGCGTCCGAAATGGCGACCATCGCCAGGGGCCATGCGGCGCTGGCGTGTTCGTTCATCGTGCCCCAAAAGCCCCAGGCTTCGTTCTGGGTGGCGGGGATCTGTGTGGTGACGTTCATCTCTGGCTCCCTCGGGTTGATCGTTGCGACACCCGTAGTAACGCGCTGTTCGATTGAGAAGCCAAGCGCCGCTTGGCCTCTTTCTCGATCTTTCTGATCAGGCGATGCGGTAGACCCGCTCGCCGCCCTGCGGCTTGTCCGACACGATGGTCAGGCCCAGCTTCTTCTTGAAGGCCCCGGCAAAGGTGCCGCGCACCGTGTGTGCCTGCCAACCGGTGGCAGTGCAGATCTGGCCGATGGTTGCGCCTTCGGGGCGTTGCAGCATCCGGATCACTTCGGCCTGCTTGCTGTTGTCGCGCGTGCGCGGCTTGGCCTGTGTCGGCGCTTTCGTCCACGTCGCTTCGGCAGCGGCAACAGCCTGCTCCAGTTCGGCATCGACTACCGGCGTCGGCTGCGGGATCGTGGGGCGCTTCATGCCCAAGGCGTCGTAGCCCTCGGCGGCGACGAACCAGTCGGTGCCGTCGGTGGTGATCAGGGCACGGTTGAACATCCCGTCGAGCACCTTCTTGCGCGCGCCGCCTTTGATGTGGTCGGGGAACCATTCGATCTTGCCGCCGCTGGTGTTGATGGCCTTGGCGAGGATGGCGTGCTGGGCCGGGGTGAGTTGGATGGTGGTCATTTGCTGCTCCTTGGGAGTGGTTGATCGGGTGACGTGATGAACGCGCTGTTCCCGATCAAAGCCAAGCGTTCTGCCGGCTTTCACGCAACAAAGATTCCATGCCCCGATCTGCTCCCTTGCCCTGTCGCCATCCCGGTTGCGCCGCGCTGGTAGAGGACGGCCGTGGCTACTGCCCGCGTCACCGGAACGATCTGCGCCAGTGGGACAACACCGCCCGCGCCAAGGCACGTCAGAGTCGACGGGCCTGGCACACCGGTGATCCGCGCTGGCGGGCGCTGCGTGCCGAGGTCTTGCGCGAGCAACCTCTGTGTGTGCATTGCGAGCGCGAGGGTCGGGTGCGGTTGGCCACAGTCGTTGACCACGCCGACGGCAACGCCATGAACAACGAACGCAGCAACCTGCAGCCGCTGTGCGCCTCCTGCCACGCGGCCAAGACGGCCCGCGAGGACGGCGGCTTCGGCAACCCGCGCCGCTGACCTCCGAAACCCCTCGGGGTCGGGGGGAGGCGAAGTCTGGGGCCGCCGCGCCCGTGTCCGCGCGGTCCCTCGAATTTTTGTCGCCGCGAATTTGTGACAGGGGGGATTCCCCCCCAGCACCGAGATATCCCATGCGAGGCCGAAAGCCCAAACCCACTGCTTTGAAACTGATCGCCGGCAACCCCGGCAAACGTGCGCTCAACGCCCACGAGCCGCAGCCGCGCGCCGACTTGGCTGCGCCGCCCGCGTGGCTCACTGAGCGCCAGCAGGCCACCTGGCGCGAGGTGGTCGAACTCTCACCACCGGGCCTGCTCAAGGACGTTGATGCCTCGGTGTTCGCCGTCTGGGTCGTGGCCTTCGATCTGTATCAGGAGGCCAGCGAAAAACTTGCCCGCACCGGGATGCTAATCAAAGCACCAAACACGGGCGTTCCGATGCAGTCCCCGTACCTGGCCATCGTCAACCGCCAAGCGCAGATCATGCTCAAGGCCGCCGCCGAGATGGGCTTTACGCCCGCCTCGCGCTCGCGTGTGGTGGTCAAGCGCGATGCGAGCGCCGCCGATGATCCTTGGACGGCGATTGCTGGCGGCTGACTTGTGGTTAACGAGGCACGTAACCGATCACATCTTCGAGCTTTGATCTAAAACCGCCCAGTGCTAGATCAGTGTCCAGTTCGGTAGAAGAACTCTCTCTGCGGCGAGATAGGTCGAGAAACATATCGGCAAATATGTTCGCCAATTCCGGCTTAGTCCCTGTAGCGACTACCGTGAGCGCATTGACCGCGCACGTCAGGGCTTCTATTTGGCCGCGTTGGATTTGCATTTGTTGAAGCAACAGCTGCACCAATTCATCAGTGTTTGTGCTCAAAGCTCTTTTCCTTTCGTTGGCTGCCCTAAAAAAATGACCAGTAGTGCGCGCAAGTATGTAGCGATCGCCACGAGCTATGCCGAGGCAATAGTCGCAGGCGACATCCCTGCATGCCAGTGGGTGCGGCGCGCCTGCCAGCGGCAGTTGGATGATCTGGCGCGCTTCAAGGGCCGCTCATCACCTTACCGATTCAATCCACTGCTTACCGATGCGATGGGCCGCAAGTACCGGCCCGCTGACAACCTGTGCGCCTTCGTCGAGTTGTTGCCGCACATCAAGGGGCCGCTGGCCGGGATGCCGATCACGCTCGAGCCCTGGCAGGTGTTCATCCTCACCACCATCTTCGGCTGGGTCAAACGCGATGGGAGGCGGCGGTTTCGGCGCGCCTACATCGAAGTGCCGCGCGGCAATGCCAAGTCCACCCTGTCGTCCGCCGTGGGCCTGTATATGCTCACCGCCGATGGCGAGGGCGGCGCCGAGTGCTACTCGCTGGCTACCACGCGCGACCAAGCCCGCATCGTGTTCGGCGACGCCCAGCAGATGGCACGCAAGTCGTCGGGGTTCAGAACTCGCTACGGCGTGACCGTGGGCGCGCACAACATCCATGTGTTGAACGCAGCCGCCAAATTCGAAGCCCTGTCCGCCGAAGGCTCGACGCTGGACGGCCTGAATATTCACTTCGGCTGCATCGACGAGTTGCACGCGCACAAGACCCGCACCGTCTACGACGTGGTGGAAACCGGAACCGGCAAGCGCGATAACTCGCTGTTGTGGGTGATCACCACGGCCGGATCGGACCGGGCGGGCATCTGCTATGAAGCACGCACCTTTGTGACGCGCGTGCTGGGCGGCCAGGCCGAGGACGACAGTCAGTTCGGCATCATCTATGGTTTGGACGACGGCGACGATTGGGGCACGGAAGATGCGCTGGTAAAAGCCAATCCCAACTGGGGCATCTCGGTACGCCCTGAGGTGATCCTGCCGTTGCAGGCCAAGGCACTGCAACTGCCCTCGGCCACCAACAACTTCCGTACCAAGCACTGCAACGACTGGGTGAGCGTGGACACAGCTTGGATGGACATCCGGGCCTGGGAGCGCTGCGCTGATAGCCACCTGCGCCCAGAGGACTTCGAGGGGGAGCCCTGCTGGATCGGCATCGATCTGGCCAGCAAGGTGGACATCGCCTCGATGGCGTTCCTCTTTAAGCGCGAGGGCAGGGTGATGGCATTCGTGCGCCACTACCTGCCCGAGGACACAGTGTTCGCCGCCGCCAACAGTCAGTACCAGGGCTGGATGCACGCGGGCCGTCTGCTGGCCACGCCGGGCAATGTCACTGACTTCGGATTGATCGAGGCGGAGCTGCTGGACGCCGCCTCTCGCTTCGAGATCAAGGCCGTGGCCTTCGATCCATTCCAGGCCACCCAATTCTCCACCCGGATGCTGGCCGAGGGCCTGCCCATGATCGAGGTGCGGCCCACGGTGCTGAACTTCTCTGAGCCGATGAAACAGCTCGAGGCCCTGGTCTTGCAGGGCAAGTGGGCGTTTGACGGCGACCCGGTGCTCACCTGGATGGTGAGCAACGTGGTCTGCCACCGCGACGCCAAGGACAACATCTACCCGCGCAAGGAGCGCCCAGAGAACAAGATTGACGGCGTGATCGCAGTGCTGATGGCGCTCAACCGGCTGCTCTTGGACAACGGCGACACCGGCTTCATCGAACAGGGATTCGTCGCGCTATGAACCTTCGCAATGTGTGGAAACGCCTGCGGGGTGGGCGGAATGCAACGCCCGCTGCCAGCAACTCGATGACCCTGGGCAGTGCCGAGCTGTACGAGTTGATCGCCGGTGGCCCGGCCGCCGCAGGCGTGGCAGTCAACGAAGCATCGGCCATGCGCGTGACAGCCGTTTATGCCTGCGTGCGCCTGATCGCCGGGGCCATCGCCAGTCTGCCGTTGGCGGTGTACCGCCGCACCGAGGACAGTCGTGAGCGGGTGCGCAATGATCTGTGGTGGCTGCTGAACGAACAGCCGTGCTCCACGGTGTCGGCGGCAGTGTTCTGGGAGTACCTGGTGGCACAGATGCTGCTCTCGGGAGACGCCCTGGCCGAAATCGAACGGGGCCGGGGTGGTGCCATCCGTGGATTGCGCCCCCTGGACAGCCGCGCTGTGGGCATACGCCAGATTGACGGACGCCTGCGCTACGAGTTTTGCCGCGATGGCGAGTGGCTCGGGCGCGACCAGGACGACATCCTGCACATCCCGGGCTTTGGCTTTGACGGTGCGCGCGGCATGAGTGTGATCCGCCATGCGGCCCGAGAAGCGATTGGCCTGGCCTTGGCGGCCGAGGCCTTCAGCTCCCGCTTTTTCGCCAGCGGCGCGCATCCGGACGTGGCACTCAAAGTGCCCGGCAAGATGACCCAGGAGCAGATCGACAACCTGCGCCGCATCTGGGCCAGCAAGTACGGCGGCGCGCACAACGCCAGCCTGCCCATCGTGCTGACCGAGGGCACGGACTTGAAGGAGGTCACGCTCTCGGCGCAGGACTCGCAGCTGATCGAGGCGCGGCGCTTTCAGGTGGCTGACATCGCCCGCGCCTTTGGCGTGCCGCCACACATGGTGGGTGAGACGGACAAGTCCACCTCCTGGGGCTCGGGCATCGAGCAGCAAGGCATCGGCTTCGTGCAGTACACGCTGGCACCACACCTTCATCGCATTGAGCAGGAGATCAACCGCAAGTGCTTCCGCACCGAGCGGTTGTTCGTCGAGTTCAACGTCGAAGGCTTGCTGCGTGGCGATTCCAAGGCCCGCGCCGAGTACTACACGCGGGCGCTGGGCGGCACGCAGAACCCCGCCTGGATGACCCCCAACGAAATCCGTCGACTGGAAAACCTCCCGCCAGTGGCGGGCGGTGACCACCTGGCCCAACCCAAGGACTTCAGCGATGCTGCCTCTCTCAACGATGCCTCACAACCGTCTGCAGCAACTGCTGCGTGACAACGTCCACACGCCCCGGCGCTACGCTTGCCAGGTTTCAGCCGATGCAGCGGAAGGCGCCGCCACCATCTGGCTCTACGACGTGATCGGCGCCAATGCCTGGGGCGGGGTGGATGCGGCGCGGTTCGTGCAGGACGTGGCCACGATCAGCGCACCAGTGATCCATCTGCGCATCAATTCTCCAGGCGGCGACGTGTTCGATGCCCGTGCAATGGCCACCGCGCTGCGCGAGCACCCGGCGCGCATCGTCGCCCACATCGATGGCCTGGCCGCGTCTGCAGCTTCCTATGTGGCGCTGGCCGCCGACGAGGTCGAGATCAGCGATGGCGCCTTCCTGATGATCCACAACGCCTGGGGCGTGGTGCTGGGCAACCGCCACGACCTGCTGGAGATGGCGCTCACGCTGGAAAAGGTTGACGCGAGCATCGCTGCCGATTACCAGCGCAAGAGCGGCCAAGACCTCGCCACCGTGCAGGGCTGGATGGATGCGGAAACCTGGTTCACCGCGCAGGAGGCGCTGGGTGTGGGCCTGGTGGACCGCCTTGCCGCGCCCGGTGCATTGTCAGCGTCGGCTGTATCACAGCAGCGCTGGAATCTCGCGGCCTACCCGGATGCGCCGTTGATGCAGTCACGCGCTTCCCCAGCGAGCGAGGCGCGCGAGCGATGGCGGCGCCTGGCTGTGATTGAGCGCTGCACCTGAGCCTTCGACCTGTTCTTCCTGATTCCTCGTTCCGTTCCTCGTCCTGTTCCTCGTCCTGTTCCTTCCCCGCCGCCCGAGATCTCTCCGGCGGCTTTTTTACGTCTGCATCACTGGAGAAAACCATGAGCATCCAATCCCTGCGCGAAGAGCGCGCCGTCCATGCCAAGACCCTGCGCAACCTGGTCGACCAGCACCCTGGCGAGCAGTGGCAGGACGTCCAACAGCAGCACTACGACCGCCTGGTCGCCGACATCGACCGGCTCGATGCCCAGATTGCACGCCAGCAAAAGGCCTATGACCTGGACGCACAAAACCGTGCGGCGGTTGAGCGGCGCAGCGACGAGCGCGGGGTGTCTGCTGACGAGGCTGCCCACCAGCTGCAGCAGGAGAAGGCCATCTTCGTGGCCTGGCTGCGTGGGGGTATTAACGCCCTGAATTACGAGCAGCAGCAGGCAGTGGCGCGCAAGGTGGCCAGCATCCAGGCGAGCATGGGTACCACGGTGCCCGCCGAGGGTGGCTATCTGGTGCCTACCGACGTGGCGCGGCAGCTGATCGAGGCGATGGCGGCCTTCGGTGGCATGCGCGAGGTGGCCACCACCTTACCTACGGCCAGCGGCAACCCGATCAACTACCCGACCACCAACGCTACTGCGGAGGAGGGCGAGATCGTCGGTGAGAACCAGTCGGTCACGGCGCAGGACTTCACGTTTGGCGTCAAGTCCATCGGTGCCTACAAGTACAGCTCGAAATCGGTGGCCGTGCCCTTCGAACTCCTGCAGGACGCGATCATCGATCTGGAGGCGCACATCAACCAGCGCCTGGCCCAGCGCATTGCGCGCATCACCAACCGGCACTTCACTGTGGGTACCGGCGTGGGCCAGCCGACCGGCATCGTGACGGCAGCCAGTGTCGGGGCGAACGCAGCGACCGCTACGGCCATCACCTTCGATGAACTGATCGACCTGGAGCACAGCGTCGATCCGGCCTACCGGCAGGCGGGACGCTGCCGCTTCATGTTCCACGACAGCACGCTCAAGGCGATCAAGAAGCTCAAGGACGACCAAAAGCGTCCGCTGTGGCTGCCGGGCGTGGCGGTGCGTGAACCGGACACCGTGCTGGGCTACGCCTACACCATCAACCAGCACGTTCCGGTTCTGGCCTCCGAGGCCAAGGCGGTGCTGTTCGGGGATTTCTCCAAATACCTGATCCGCGATGTGCTGGCCGTGTCCCTGTTCCGGCTCACCGACTCCAAGTACACGGAGAAGGGGCAGGTCGGTTTCCTGGCGTTCTCGCGCCACGACGGCAATCTGATCGACGTGGGCGGGGCCGTCAAGGCCTTGCAGCAGGCAACGTGATGCGGGCGAACCTGACGGTGCCGCCCGCAGGCGAGCCACTGACGCTGGCCGAAGCCAAGCTGCATCTGCGGGTCGATCTCAATGACGACGATGCCTTGATCACGGCGCTCATCAGTGCAGCCCGCGAGCAGGTGGAGTTCCTCACGGGCCAAAGGCTGATCACCCAGACCTGGGAACTGGAACTGGCGGCGGGCGAGCGCGGCGTTCTGGAGGGCTTGCTGCCGATCCAGAGCCTGGCCAGTGGCGCACCCTACACGCTGGATGGGCACTGGCCGCCGACCTTGACCACGCAGCAGGACGCCAGCGTGACCGTGGTGTGCGGATTCGGTAATGCGCAGGCGGTGCCGGCGTCTATCCGGCAATGGATGCTGCTGCGCATCGGCACCTGGTACGAGCAGCGCGAAGCGCTGATGGTGGGCAACGTCGCGGAGTTGCCGCGTGGCTTTGCCGATGCCTTGCTCGATCCCTGGTGCGTACCACGATGCTGAGCCTGCCCGCCGGGCGGCTGCGCCACCGCGTCGAGATCCAGAACTACGAAATGACCCAAAACGACTGGGGTGAGGTGATTTACACCTGGTCGCCTTGGGCCACTGTGTGGGCTTCGATTGAACCACTTCAGGGGCGGGAGTTCTTTGCGGCGCAGGCGTTGCAGTCGCAAACCACGGTGCGTATTCGGATGCGGTACCGGCCCGGCGTCACTTCTGTCATGCGGGTTCTGTGGGGCGGCCAGATCTACGACATCGAGTCGGTGATTGAGCCGCAGTCGCGGCGCCAAGAGTTGCAACTGATGTGCAAAACCAGCCTGGCTACCCCTTGATCGGCGGGGAAAAAGGCCAGAAGGAGATGAAAGCAATGAATCCGGAACCCGAAATTTCCGACGAGCAGACTCGGCCGCCGGCGGCCCTTGTTGAAAATATGCTCCTGCTGCGCAAGGAGGAATTCGACGATCTGCTCGACCGTGCCGCCGAACGCGGAGCCGAGCGTTGCCTTGCCCATCTCGGGCTGGAGAACGGCAGTGCCGCGAAGGACATCCGCGAACTGCGCGACCTGCTGGAGGCGTGGCGCGATGCCCGCCGCACCGCGTGGCAGACCACCGTCAAGGTCGTGACCACTGGCATCCTGGCCGCGCTGCTGGTGGGGGCCGCCATCAAGCTCAAGCTGCTGGGCGGTGCTCCGTGACCGCCCCGCCGAAGCTCTGCCTGCTGGACGACTGGCGAAAGATCGTAAGCGTCCGCTCAGCACCGTCTTGCGCTACAGCTGAATTTCCCTCAGGCGCTGATTGACCTCATGTAGATCGAAGGCGCTTGGGTTGAAGGGGCCACCGCACCACTGCAACATAGGTGCA